TAACACTTCTCACTTTGCTGATAGTATTACAAACCCCTACGTAGCAAACTTAGGTGGTATGGGATATTGGATGCAAGTCAATGCAGGAGCATGTAGCTCTATGGATTGTGTAACAGACAAGTGGAACATGTATACAGAGAGTCGTTCAGAACGACAAGCAAATTACGACAAAATAAAGGGAATGTAATGAGAAAATTAGGTTTAGGAATGGTGTCAGCAATGACACTAGTAATGATGACAGGATGTGGTACAACTAACAACTCTGGTGACTCTAGAGGTGATACGACTATTACGAACACAACTATTGATAGTGGTGGTGGAGATGTTACCATTAATGACGTAGAGGTATCTGATGAAGGTACTTACATCTATAATAGTGATGGTTCTGTAACATTTACTACTGGTGACGAGAATGACATTCAAGGTGTTGGTACTGGAGACAGTGATGGTGATGGAGAACAAGATGTCGAAGTAGGTACGTTCAGTGAAGCGTATACCCAGTCAGAGTGTACTGCTGCCGGATTTTTCTATTGTACGATTGAGAATCAATGTCTCGACCAACCAGCAATCGGTGGTACGTGTACGTCAAACTAAGATATGTATAAGAGGTGCTCATTCATTGAGTCGGTAACTAAGAATTAAACAAGGAAAACAAGATGAAGAAAATTTTATTAAGTTTAGCAGCACTAACAGTGTTTGTTATGGCAGGTGGAGAGTATACTAAAGAAGTAGCTAAGATAGATCTAGGTCTAGACAAGTATGTAGGATTACTAGTTAACACTACTCAGTCGTCTTCAAGAGTAAATGAACTAGATGTAGATGGTGATGGACTCCCAGAGTTTACTACTTCAGGTTTTGGTTTAGTAGGTGGTGTAGAAGTTCTACGTAGAGATAAGCTTACACTAGCTATTGAAGCTAGACTACTTAGAGGTTATGCAACAGGTGAAGCATCAGAAGATGTAGAAGTTACTGCAGGAAATATCTTCTTAAAGCCTAAGTTCACTATGCTTGAGCATATTAACATTTATGGACTATTTGGATCTACCACAGTAAACTACGTAGATAACTACTACAGACTAGATGTAACTAAGACTGGTCTTGCAGGTGGATTTGGTATTCAAATGGATATACAAGAACATTTTGCATTTACTTACGATGCAGTATGGTCTGATATGGAAAGTCAGTTAGGATTATTCGCTAATCCAGATAACGCTGCTGTACATACAGTAGGGTTCTTGTACCGTTTCTAGGATGGGTAATCCCATCTTGTTCATCACCTGTAAGGTGTGTGGATACAAGACTCTAGATGGTGTATGCAAATGCACTAAACCCAAAAGTAAAGAATAGTAATATATAATAAGCATAAAGGATAATTATGAGCAAGAAGAAGAAGAGTACTCCCAACTGGGAAGAGAAATTACCTCTTAAGGACATACTTAGTAACATTTCTTCTGTTCATACTCTGTATACTAATTACGTAGATACTATCAAGAGTTACCAAGTAGCTATGGATGCAGATTACGTTATAGGTAGTGGTGAAGGTAAATCTAAAGTCACTCCTAAAGCTATTAAGAAGCTCCATAACTATGCTTATTCAACCCTTTCTGAAGGGCTACTAAGTGATTATGATATCATCATGGCATCTCCTAACGGACATACTGACTTAGCAGAGTCTCAAGCACAACAACTACTACTCAACCACCAACTCAATGAAGAGATGGACTTTGAATCTGTAGTAGATAAAGCAGCTAGATACTTTGAAGACTACGGTAGTTTCTACCTAAAACTCTCATGGAACTACAAAGAGAGAAAAGAAAAGAACCACAACCCAACACTTAAAGAAATACCTGAAGGTGTACCTCCTGAACAACTACAACAGCTACAACAGCAAGGTCTTATTAACGAAGATGGTATGCTCATAGTAGATAAAGAAGTTACTAACGTAGTACAAGATCACCCAGTAATAGGTATTAAGAAATATAATCAGATTATTCTAGGACCAAGTATAGATGGATCTAACACTATAGACTCACTACAGTTTATTGCAGATAAGTACTATGCAACAATTAATAGTCTAGCATCTAGTGGTAAGTACGAGAACCTAGATAAGATATCAGATAGAGATATGAAGTCAGACTATGACATCAATGCTTTACCGGATGCAGACTTCGAGCTAGAGTTTGAAGCTATGATGGAAGACAATGGTGAAGACTTAGATAAGAAGCAGGTTAACAAAGACAAACCACTAGTTGTAACTGATTATTGGACAATGCTGCCATTGAAAGAGAATGGTTACCCAGTACCAGTAGTAGTTACTTTTGTAGCTGGTGTTGTTATTGCTAGAGATGAGTCTCCCTTCGGAGTAGATGTAGGTTATCCTTACTCTAGAGGTTTATACTCACAGTCACTAGAAGATGACCTATACGATGGTATACCTGACACTCCTGAACTAGAGGAAGATCAGAAGATCATTGGTGCAGTAACTAGAGGTATGATTGACATTATGGCTAAAGCTGCCAATGGTCAAACAGGTATGGCACAAGGTATGCTAGATCCAGCAGAAGAACGTAAGAGACAGATTGGACAAGACTATAAGTTTAATCCGGCTATTGATCCTTCTAGAGGAATAGTACAAGAGAAGTTCCCTGAATTACCACAGTCAGCATTGCAGATGCTAGGTATGATGCAGGGTTCTATGGAATCTATGTCTGGTAAGAAGATGTTTGGTGAAGGACTCAACTCACAAGCTTATGGAGATGTAGCTGCAGGTGTTAAGGCTGTAACTAGTACTACTGATACAAGAGATATGGCTAGTATAAGAAAGTTCAACAAACCCTTTGTATCTATCATCAAGAAGATGGCACAACTTAACAGAGAGTTTATTACTGAAGATAAAGTAATTGCTCTATCTGACAATGAGTTTAAGACTATTAGACCTAACGAATTACAGTCACAGATCAATATTAAGATACAAGTGTCTACTCCAGAGATGGACGATAAGGCAGCTAACGACTTAGGTTTCTTAGTACAGACTTTAGGTGACTCTGTTCCTGCTAAGGCAAAGAACATGTTACTAAGTGATATTGCTAGATTAAAGAAAAGACCAGACTTAGCTAAGATGCTACTAGACCTCCCTGAACCTGGACCAACTCCTCAAGAACAAGAGTTGCACCAACTTAATGTTGAGTTGCTTAAAGCACAAATTGCTAATGAGTATGCACAAGGTAAAGAGAATATGGCTGATGAGCTTCTTAAGAATGCTAAGGCAGATACAGAAATTGCTAAGACTAAGGTTCTCTACTCTACAGCAGATAACCAAGATCTTGACTTCCTTCACAAGAGGGATGGTACTTCTGAGAAGAGAGCTATGGAAGCTAGTGATGCAGACTACGCTAACAAGACCAAAGGGAAAATACTAGAAAACAACCTAACACAAGGAGATACTGAGAATGGCATAAGCACGGAAGTTCCAAACACAACAATGAATGACGCAGATATACCAGTGATTGACCTACCAACGGAATCACTCAAACCAAGCGATTTATATAAATAAGGAAAACTAAATGAATTACCAAGAACTAACTCCAGAGCAAATAGCTGTAACTGAGAGAGAACTAGCGAAGATTAAAGACGAAGTAGCAAGAATTGAACACAGTGTAGAGATAGGTGAAGTACTAGCTGACTTAATGACAGACGACAGATACAAGAAAGTATTTGATGAGTACTACCTAAAGACTGAAGTAATTAGAGACACAATGCTACTAGTAGAAAAGTATTTCCTAGAAGCTGATCAAAGACAGAGTTTAGAAGACAGTCTTATCAGTAAATCTCACTTTAACGACTGGACGAAGTCAACAGTATCAATGGGAGCTATTAGTGCTAGTAGACTAGTTGAACACACTACTAGAATTAAAGAATTAGAGACACTACTATCTATAGGTTACCCTATGCAACCAGCACAGGCTGTAACTCCACCAGAAGGAGTTGCTAATGTCAAGTAACCCAGAACAACCTATTGATGTAGATGCTATGTCAGATGAGGAGCTAGACTCCTTCCTGGAAGAAGCTACTGGTGTAGACATGAATGAACCTTCAGACGTTATTAACGAAGAAGAAGAAACTACAGAGGTAGTTACCGATGAAGCTACCGAGGTAGAAGAGTCAGAGGGAGAGACAGAGGAAGAAGTTATTAGTGATGAGGATTCAGATGAGAGTACCGAAGGTACTGAAGCTGATGACGAGGGAACTAATAATTCTGAGTCTGGAACAACCGACCAAGAAGCAGCAGACGAAATTACTCCTATCTCTATGGATGGGTATGATGATGCTGAACTAGCTGTTATGACAGAGGTATACGAAGACCTATTTAAGAATGGTATTAAGGCTGCAGGAGTAGATAGAACTGTAAGAGATCCTGAACATTTAAAAACATTGGTTAGAATAGGGCTAGGAGCTAACGAAAATAATCGTAAGATCAAACCTTACCTTAAGCAGTTAAAGTCCCTTGAACAGGCAGGAGTAAGCCTAGAAGATGATAACCTTAACTTCTTAGTGGATGTAATGAGTGGTAACAAGGATGCCCTTAAAGAACTTGTAAAGAACAAATTTAATATGAGTGAGGATGAACTACAGTCCTGGTATGATGAAGAAGAAGGTGGTAAGCAACCATACGTTGCTAATGATCACGTAATTTCAGATAGTAGATTTCAGTTACAAGAAATACTAGAAGATATTAAAACAACTCCTACATACAACCAGACGGTTGACTTTCTCAGTAGTATTGATGATGATGGAAAAGCACTAATCAGTAGGGAACCGAATCTAGTTAGTTTATTGAATGATGATATGCAATCAGGCGTATTTCAGAAGGCATTAGACGAAGCACACTTTCGGATGGATAGAGGGCTTTTACCAAAACAATCAATCCTACAATCTTATATAGCAGTAATGCAAGATGAGGCATTCTTCACTAGTCTTACAGGACAACCAAACCCTGAAGTAACTAACAAGAAACCCGTTACAGATACTAGGAACAAGAAGGAAGTAGTTAGCAGAAAGAAGAGATCTTCTAATGTTGGTACTAGCAAAGGTTCTACGAAGAGTAGTCAACAACAGAACGTCCAATCTAAGGACATTAATAAGATGTCAGAAGAAGAGTTTGATGCTTTTTATGCGACTTTAGATATAGACGATAATTAATAATGGAGAATTAATATGCCAACTAACATGAATTTGCACCCTAACAAAGGTGGTGCATTAACTAAACACTTAAACTCAGCAACTATGGACTCGGAAATCATCTATGGAGATGGTAAACATGGTTCAATGGGTGAAGACGTTATAACGGAAGCACTTGACCGTAAGGTTATTACAGAAACAGCATACAAGATGGTATTCTCGCAGTTTGGTTCAACAACTAATTTGCCTACTCATTCTGGTAAAGCAATTTCTAAAACAGTTATTCTTCCAATTATGGATGAGCGTAACATTAACGATCAAGGTATTGATGCAAACGGTGTAACTATTGTAGATGGTAACCTATTAGCTTCATCTAAAGACCTTAACGCTATGGGTTCTTATATGCCAGTACTTACTGAGCATGGTGGTAGAGTGAACCGTGTTGGTATCACTAAACAAAAAGTAACTGGATCTGTATGTAAATATGGTTTCTTCATCGAGCACTCTAAAGAAGCATTTATGTTTGGTAACACTACTAAGATGGAAATGCACATTAGACGTGAAATGTTAAGAGCTGCAGCAGAGATCTATGAACTTGCACTATCATCTGACTTGCTTAATGGAGCAGGAGTTATTAAATTTGGTGGTGAAGCACTAGCATTTGATGAGATGACAGGAAATGCTGGAGATGTTATTTCTCAGGTTTCTTACGAAGGTCTAATGAAGATGGGAATTACTTTGGATAATAACCAAACTCCTATGGCAACTAAGATCATTAAAGGTCACAAGAACGAAGATACACTAACTGTAGATGCATCTAGATATGCTATCATCGGTTCTGAGTTACTTCCAACATTCATCAGAATGAAAGATGCTCACGGAGAAAGAGCTTACCACCAGGTTAGACACTATGCAGCAGCAGGTTCTATTGCAGCAGGTGAAGCTGGAGCAGTTGATATGTTCAGAATTATCGTTAACCCGTTCTCAGGTTCTTACAAAGGTGTTGGTAAAGCAGCAACTAAGAATGCTGGATACAGAGCAACTAACGGTAGATATGATGTATATCCACTTACTATTGTTGGTTCAGAGTCGTTCTCGACTATCGGACTTAGAACTGGTAAATCAGGTAAGAAGTGGGATGTATATTACCGTAAGCCAGAAGACAACTATTCTACTCTTGATCCATACGGAGAGACAGGTTTCTTCTCAATCAAATGGTACTACGGTACATTGATCGAAAGACCAGAAAGAATTGCAGCCTACTACTCAGTAGCAGAACTGTAGCAAACGCTTGGGAGAGGTTTACCTCTCCTATATTTATAATTTAAAGATTAAGGAATAAATCAATGAGTAATGAGAATAACGACAGACAAGCATTGTTAGATGAAGCTAAACAACTTGGACTAGAGTTTCCCAATAACATTAAGACAGAGAAACTAGGACTTATGGTAGTAGAAGCTAGATTAGCTACAGAAGACAAAGAGGAAGTAGTAGACTTGCCTAAAGCATCTCCAACTGTCCCTGCTGAAGAAGTAGTTACTAAAGCAGAAACCGTAGAAGTACCAGTAGAAATACTTAAACAGTTACAAGCACAAATTGACGAACTAAAAGCTAAACAACCAGGTGTTAAATCAGATGATACTGTTGATGCGTTAGTACAAGCACTTAACATTAACTCCGGTAACAGTGGAATGAAGATCTCTAAAGGTATCAAAGTAGATGATACTCCTAACAGAGAAGAGAAGATCCAAAGAGCACTTACATTGATTAGATGTACTGTAATCCCTAGAGATCCTTCTAAGGTAAACCAGAAGGCAGAAGTAATTACTATGTCAAATGACTTGATTGGTGACTTAAGATATAAGATCCCCTTCAACTTAGAGACACACATACCACTAGCTATTTATAAGATCCTTTCTAACAAGAAAGTAAATATCTTTGATGATAGTCTACTAAGTGGTAATAAGCAGACAGGTGAGACTATGGGAGGGTACAAATCTATTGATGCATACTCTATCAACATCTTGCCTAAGCTGACGGAAGCTGAACTGAAAGCTCTAGCTAAGAAGCAGAGACTTAGAAGTGAGAACCTAGATGAGAGAGAAGATGCAATCCTAGATGATAATGCTGAAGTGGAAACACCTAAGACACAACTAGAGTTAGCTGGATACGATCTCTAAACTATAAATATATCGGACTACCTTCGGGTAGTCTACTTATATCTATACAAACTAAAGGATGAACATGGCAGACAATAAGAAGAATAAAATTCCCAGTCTTGAAGAACGAGCAGGAACGTATCCTGGTGCTGGTGCTACTCCTGAGGAATGTACAGCAGCAGGGTATTTCTACTGTACTATAGAGAATGCATGTCTAACTACTACGTTAGAAGAAGCAGAAGATATTAACAACCAATGTAACGAAGAGAATGGTGTTAATACAGATGAGAACTGTACCCTAAGCGAAGAAAATCCTTTCCCTATGTACAGATATGAAGATAAGTTTACAGGTGCTCCTAACAGAGAGGCTACCGATCCTCATGCAGATTGGGCTAACGCTGATGGTGACGGTACAGCTACTAGTCCTGGTGGAAGAGAACTAAATTGTAGTTCTGTTTGTGCTCTACCTATTCCCCACTATGAGGCTCTGAAAGGCAAGTCTGAAGAACAAAGACTATTGGATATGCGATTTGCCTACCAAGAAACTCTAGCTTGTTACGCAGTAAGGCTATCTCCTACTTGTACCGAAGGAATGGTAGATGCTAACATAGTAATCATGCAAGATGTCGTAAGAGGGATAGAAGCATCCCTAACTACCATCAACACTGCCTTAATCAATATTGATGATGCGATCCCAGTAACTAGTGCAGAGTTAATGACTACCTTCTTAGGTGACTACAGAGATCCACTATCTCCTATGACAAGACGAAGTACACCGATGGGTACTATCGTTCAGGAACTAGATACGTTTACAGACAATATAGACGTAGCTACTACTGCTGATAGAAGTGAGTTTGCTGTAGTAACTCCTGATGACCTTCCAGATCCTAACTTCGATGGTATAGAGTATGTTCCTTCTACAGAAACAGCAACTACTGACTCTGAAGGATTTGATAGAGAGTACATTGACTTCAACAAAGACTACAACAAAGATACTTACTCAGAAGAGCATGAGACTTGTCTACAGGATTTACCTTGTACGTTTGAAGAGAGAGAAATAGAAGAACGAGATAAGCCTGAGATTGATGAGATAACTACTGAAGAAGTAGATGTGGAAGAGACTCCTGATCTTGAAATAGACGTAGATGTAGAAATCTCAGATGAAGATATAACTAGTGGTTGTGCTAATGGTGATGGATTGTTTGATAAGTTGATGACAGCTATTGATAGTTCTATAGACCTACAGTTTAAGAACTCTAGGTTAGACAACAAAGCATTTGGTGAATTTTATGCATCAGCCATATCATCAGCTATGCAACAGACTACAGCATTTCTAGTTCAAGAAAAACAACTCTTACTAGATAAGGCTAAACTAGACGTTATTATTGCAGAGTTTAACCTAAAGAAAGACAGCAGTGATTTAGATAATGCATTGAAGGAAGAGAAGTCTAAGTATGATATTGCTCTAACTAAAGCTAAGACAGAACAAACTATGTATGCTTCCCTGCTTACACAAGCACAAGTAGTAGAAACTGAAGTTAAGACAGATCAGATGCTATTTGAGATAGAAGAGAGAAAAGTAAGAACACCACTAGATCTAGCTAAACTCACTCAAGATACTAAGAGTTCTGAGAAGCAAGTAGAACTATTAGGTAAACAGATAGAGGGTGCAGAAGCTAATGTTGTAGCTACTTACAACACTATCGGTGAAACTAATGCTACTAACGAGTATAAGAGAGAAGAAGCTAAAGTACTTATTGATAAGACACAGAAAGATATTGCTGAAACTACTATGAACGGTGTACTTAATAGAAACCTTACAGAGGCTAAGATAGAACAGACTAGAGTTGGCATTAAGACAGCTAAGTATGATGCTATGCTTAAGAAGTATCAAGCATACGCTACTAAGGTACAGACAGAAGAAGCTAAAGCGAATGGAGCATCTAGTAGACGTATGACTAATGCAGATATTCAATCTAAGAACAAACAAGCTAGTTTATACGATCAACAACGTAAGACATACATTCATGGTCAGAGAAACGACACCATGAAGCTACTTAAAGATATGTGGACTATTCAGATAGACACACTAGGTGCAGAAGGTATGGTAATTGAAGCACTTAAAGGACCAGAATTATCCTCTAAGATAGAGAGATTATCACTAGATACAGGACTGTAACCTATGGGTTGGTTTTCTGATCTCTTCGAGGACGAGAAGTTATTTGGAGCAGTACAGTGTAATCCTATGACTCCTCTCGATACGAAGAAGTCTGGAGCATTATTGTATGCTATCGAAACCTCTGCCCTAAAGATAGGCTATAACGAGTATAGAGCACAAGACGCTAAGATGGGTTCACTTAAAGAAATCAATAAAGTGTACAAGACAGGTAAAGACGAAAATAGAGATTTTATATTCTCCGGTGGTGGGTTAGACTTCATGCCTACTGCTACTGTGTTAAGTCCTAGATATAAAGAAGGTGTTAACTCCCTTAACGATCACAACCTTACCAAGATTAGCAATAAGAAACTCATGAAGGCTATGGGCTTAGATATGGAGTCATTAGACTCTGCTATGGTAGGTACTAGTGCTGTACCAGTAATAGGTTCTAAAGAATGGATACCCTATCGTAAGTCATTCATAGCTAGTGGTGGTAGTATTGCTCAAGAAGCTGCTTTCAGGGCTACTATGGTAAATGGCATGGAAGAGAAGCGTGAAGGCATGAAAGACGTACAGAATATGTCTGTAGGGTACTTCGGTAGGATAGACAAGAGGTTAAGAGTAGCTCCAGCAGCTATATACGATACCTTCTTAGAAGCCTTTATGGTATCAGGTAAACGAGGGTTCACTCTAACCAATAAGGATATACGAACTAGTTATGCTGTAAATGAGTGGTATGAAGTAGAGATGGAGGGACTTATTAAGGGTAATGATATGGGTAAGTTGGGTTACTCTAAGATTGAACTAATCACTGCTCCTATTGATAAGAAAATGTTAGCTAAAGGTAACATACTTAACTCTGATGACTCAGGTAAGCTTAGAGATGGTATGGGGTTCTTTGAGATGCTTAGAGCAGCAATGACTTCCTCCTTCTATGTAAGTATCCAAGTACAAACTAGTAGCACAACATTTAAAGAATTACTGCTTGGTGGACTAGACCAAAGAACGGTAGTAGCTAACAAAGAACAAGGTACGATAGTGAGTTCTGCTATGCCTCCTGAGGATATACGAGAAGCAGATGGGTTTGATGCAGAAGAGTACTATCTAGCTAACAGTTTTATACCTCTTAGTAAGAACAGTGTCAGTAAAGTTAAGTTATTCCAAAGAGCTAACTTACTTATAGAATGTAAGGGTAACCTGACACAAGTACTAAATATAGTAGACATCCCTTGGTATGCTCAAGGGTGGTTCAAAGTAGTAGTATTTGTAGTTAGTATGATAATAAACTGGTTCACCTTTGGTGTAGGAGGTACAGCCCTGTCGTTTATTATACAGATGGCAATACAGATGGCAGTGGTATACGCCATATCGTATCTGATTAAAGCCCTGGTAGATGCAGGGATTATAACTAGTGGTTGGGTAGCAGCCATACTACAGATTGTATTGACAGTAGTGGCAGCTTACTATGGTGTACCTGGAATAACTTTTGATATGACTTCTATGAGTGTTATAATGCAGTTACTAGAGGCTACAGGTAAGGCTTATGCTTATGAACTGATGATAGAAAGCAAAGATCATAAAGAAGCTATGGCAAGAATAAAGAAAGAAAAAGATAAACTAGATGAACTAGACGATGAGTATGACAAGATGCATACATCATCCCTATTAGGAAGACTCCAACTAGATCTTCAGAGGTTACTCGCAACAGTCGATATACCTATATTTGAGAGTAGAGCTGAGTTCCTTCAACGTACAACTAGTATGCAACTTAAGACTGAAGCTCTTACAATCTCAGGGTTGAGGTCTAGATTAATACTACCGTAAAATTAAAGGAATTAAAGATGAGTACCGTAATTAATGGCTATAGTGAACTAAAGTTTAAAGAGGACTACCTAGCAGCTACTCCTGAAGTAAGACAGCAGATGTTAGCAAGAAATCCTAATTGGGGAGCAGATGCTAATGGTAATCTGACTCTAAAATCTGGTTGGGGTAGTTTTATGTGGAATGATCCAAAGAAGAACGTACCTATAGATATAAATGCTCCTGTAGTAGAGCCGGAAACAGTTACAACTACTGATGCAGGGGGGAACGCTGTTACTACTGGTACTGCTACTAATCCTATCCCTAATGGAGGTGCTAGTCTTGATGGTAACTCTATTACTGGTGGATATGGTATTGCTACAGGTGAAGGTGCATTTGGTACTACACAAAATGGTATTACTACCTCAGGTTGGGTAGCTCCTGCATACAAGTTAGGTATGTCAGCTTGGAATGCATATCAATCCTATCAAGCATTAGAAGAGACACAGAAGCAGAATGCAGCTAAGATCTCTCTAGCTAATGAGGGTATCTACATGAAGAGAACTGATCAACACAATAAGATTGCTAAACAAAGACGTAATCAACAGATGGGATTAGGTAATGCTAACAACACTGCGTATATGACACAGATTGCTGCAGCTAACCCTTACAAGACGTACAGAGAGTATGCTGTACCATACAGTAAGTAGGAGTAGCAGATGGCAGGAGTAAATTTTGATACAGTAGGAAGTGCTTATGTACCTTCACTAAACTTAGTTAACGGTAACGATAAACTTATAGAGAATATGATGCATACTAATGCAATGATAGACTCTATCTTCAAGGATAAGAGATCCCTAGATGAGAAGAACGATGCAACACTAAAAGAACGTAATACTGCTGAGATAGAGATGGGATTATTGTCAGGTGAGATAAAGCCAGAGGATCTAGGTGGTATGGCTGATACCTACATGGATAGTAATAGGATTAGTGGTGTTGTAGATAAGATGGCTACACAGTCATATAATGCTAGTGTACTTGCCGACAACCAACAGGCTAGACGAGACAGAGTAGCAGCAGCTAAAGTTTTATCAGATATCAATGAAGCTAAACGAATTGCACAGATACCTGTTACAGCAGCAGCCATTAAAGCTAGTGAGGCTCAAAGTAAGGCTAGTGGTGCAGCAACAGATGAGAGCATATATGCATTAAAGAAAGAGAAAGATGCTACTGCACTTGGTGTATTCCACGAAGACCTACAAGCAGGACTGGATAGAATGGACTTCAAGGATCTTAAGAAGTTATCTAATATGACTCCTGAGGAACTGAAGAAAAACTACAGTAAGTACTTTCCTGGACTAGCTAAACTACCTGATGGTTCTACCTCTAAGGTACAGAGAATGGTAAATAAGACCTTTAAATTTCAGAAGGGTAGAGTTGCAGAAACGAATAGAGCATTTGCTCAAGACCTTAAAGACAATAAAGCTGGAGCTGTAGATACTATTGTAAAGTATGCTAAAGACAATACTGTAACAAAAGCTACTGCAGAAGCAGCTAGAAAGGAAGCTATGTTACGCTTATCTGGGAAGAATAGTGGTATAACAGGTTTCCTTGATACTGTCGGTCTAGCAGGTGCTAATATGTATGCAGGTATCAGAGAAGGCTTTACAGATGAAACTACTGATGCAGTAAATGATGCAGAAGCTACTGTACAGTACAACAAGGAGTTCCTAGAAGCAGTTGGACCATCTCATCCTAGTTACAAGAAACTATTTATAGAGACAGCAGCACTAGAGAAGAAACTTCGTATTATGAGAGCCGGATCTAACCTAGAAGAGGTAAATAGAATTAAGTCAGAGAAAGTTATCAGAGAGTTTGATAAAGCTATCAATAAAGTAAAGTAAGTCCTTAAGGAGCATTAATGGGTGGTTTTCGTAGTAGGTATTTGTCTAATGGTGGAAGAGAGCCTGTCTCTAGAGATGAGTATGGAAATACTGCTAAAGGTGTAATGTCAGAGAAGGATATCATAGCTAGAGATATAGGACAAATAACTCCTGGTTCTACTGCTAAGGCTAGTCCTTATGATGGTCTAGGTATACCTGATACACTAGCTGCTATACCTGAGACTGGAGGTATCCCATCAGAGCAAGTAGACATATCTGATGAGTATGCTTCAAGACACAGAGCTGAACGACTAGGTAAACAAAATATAACTGATGTATACAGTAAAGGTGAGATCGGTACTACCCAATATCGTAATGAAGATCCTGGTATAGATAGAAATAAACCTACTGGTTGGCTAGAAAGAACTGCAGACTCTATTGACGATGGCTATGATGATGTGATGGCTTACATCTTTGGTAAACCTACTTACAAGAATAAGAAGGAAGAAGAAGAGGCAGCTAGAGCTGACATGAACTTACAGGTCAATGAAGACGGTAATACTATGTACAGTAGACAAGCTACAATGAACGATAAATCTATTGATAGTTTACGTTCTAATCTTATGAATGCTAAAGAAGATCCTGAAGCAGACCAATTAATTTACTATGCAAGAATAGATAACCTAGACGGGACTAGCTCATACAAGATAGGACTGGCTGGAGTAGATACCTTCAGTAGAACAGCAGAAGAAGATAGAGGTAAGGATATCACTTACTTGTGGACTAAGCGTACTAAAGATGCTGCTAAGTATGAAGCAATGTTTCATGGTAACAGAAGTATGCTCAAGACCAGACGTAATGATATTGGTACAGATGTAGAAAACTATGGTGCAGGTAAATCAGAGATATACAATGCTGACTTCATGCAACTAGATGGAAGTGCATCTGCAGATAAAGTAAGAACTCTTAATATGAGTTCAGCAGCTAAGTTAGATGAACTAGGTGTGCATGTAGCAGATAGATATGACAGTAGAGGTATGGAACTAGCATACAAAGAACTAGACAAGAAGAAGAGTCTTTACGGGGAGAACTCCGTAGAGTACGAAGAGATGGCTCAACTAGTTGCTAACATGGAACACAAGGGTAAGAAGACTAGAGCTTTAATTCGTGCTCCAGGAGATCTAGCTAGTGCTGTAGGATCTGGTATTCAGCAGGTAGCTGCAGGGTTAGGAGATCTAGCGTTAGATGCTACAGCTACCGTTGTAAATGCTGGTCAAGGAGAATGGTTAGATAATGTTAAGTCTGCTGAGTCAGCAGATGAAACTTGGGGATATAAAGGTAGACACGAAGTAGAAGCATTAGGTAGACAAGCAGTACGACAATGGAAGAAGGGTGACTACGTAGGAGCACTATTTAAAGGTATTAAAGCTGCTCCTGACACTATTGCTCAATCTGCTCCAGATATGGCTCTAATGCTGTATTCTGGTGGACTGACAGGTGCAGTTACTACAGCAGCTAAAGCTGGTAGAGTAGCACAAAAAGCAGCAGCACTAAAGATAGCAGAAGAAGGGCTTAAAGCATCAGGACAAGCATACACTAAAGCTAACCTAAAAGCTGCACTACCAATCGCTATGATGGATACTAAAGCAATAGACGCAGGTGTTAAGGCTACTGAGAAGTTCAGCAAGAGAGGTATGCTAAAGAAGGCGTATGATCCTGCAACTAATCATGGTCTAATGGCATTCTCAGCTAAAGAGGTGAATAACCAAATAGATGAGAGAATAGCTAATGGTGATACAGATGTAAACTTAGCTCAAGTAGCAGGTATGTTTGCACTAGAGTACTCTTTAGCAGGTATAGATAGATGGGCATTAGGTAAAGAACTAAACGTCAAACCTATCAAAGCTATGATGAAAGCAATACCTGAAGGTGGTATGGTAGGGGTAGCTAAGAAGGCTGCAGCTATTACGTCACAACTAGTCAAGAATGGTTCAATAGAAGCAGCACAAGAGTTTACCCAAACATGGGGAGAAACTATCAATGGTGCTCTAGGTACAGAGAAGTATGGTGATGATCCTTTCAGTGAACACTTCATGGATGCTGCCACTAAAGGAGCTATCTTAGGATTTGGTGCTGGTGGAGTTATGCATGGTGGAGTAATGGCTGCCAAAGGTGTTAAAGAACGTAAGAGAAAGACTGAAGTAAACAACAGTACAGACCTGTTCGGTAACGTAGGTAGTAACACAGAACTAAACACCTTGTTTGGAGAAAGAGAACTCAACAACACAGAGTCACTACTACAGGCTACAGGTAAGCAGAGTCAATCTGCAGATGAGACATACTCAACTTTTCAGGATAACGTAAAGAACAGTACCCACGAAACAGAGGTAGATGCAATAGAGGATCTAGTAACTAATGCAGAAACACTAATGTATTCTTCCGGTGAAAGAGATGCAACAGGTAGAGTACTAATGACACTACTAGAGAGAGCAGTAGATAGTGGTACAATAACTAAGGATCAAGCCAAAGGATATGCCGATAGGATAAAAGAGGGACATGAAGCAGTACAAACACTAGCTAAGGATCTTGTAGAAAATCCTACTGATAGTAAGAAAGTAGAGTTAGCCAATAAACTAAACAACATGAACACCAAGAACTTTAGTGTAGTACTATCAGAGCTATCAAACGTATTCACAAAAGAAGGTGATACTAGACAAGAAAGATTGGTACTACTAGATGAACTAATAGCTACAGCAGAAGAGGGTAGTGCATCTCAGAAAGTATACGAGAGTATAAAAACTAATCTTATAGCCAAGGGTGAACAAGAGATTGCTACAGACTCTAATACACAAGAGTCAGAAGATGCTGTAGAAGATGCATTTGGTACTGGTGGTAGTAGTAAAGCAGCACAAGACGCATTCGGTGGAAAGAGTAGAGATACTAAAACTAAGAAGATACTAGATAGCTTACCAGATATCTACAGTAAAGTGCTATACCTAGCTAAGACACAAAGCGAGAATGGTGATACAGCAAGTATTGTTAGTGCAGCTAATGAGTATTTTACAAGTATCCTAGACAGTGGTAATGGTGTAACTAGTTCATCAGTCTCAGGTAAAGCACTGTCTAAGACACTATTCAGCAGAGAACTATCTTCAGAGGCAGAGCTAGTGATAGCTACTAAGATGGAAGAATTTGGTGCTCTAACAGTAGAGCAGAGAGAAGCATTCTTGACAGCTCAGATGTTAATCAATACAGGGTTTGCTAAGTCTAGAAATGTACAGAATAAGATGAATGATCCTTCAGTAGATATGGAGTCTATAGCAAATACAGCTAGAGGTATCTTTAATGATACTAAAGGTAATCACAGTAAAGGTAAGCCATCTCTACAGAGTCACCTCAACACTATAATGAGAGTAATATCTGGTACTACAGATGCTATCTCACTAAAGTCTAAGCTAGATAGTATAGACAAGAGTTTAGAGATATTCCTAGAAACTAAGAACTCCAAGACTGGACTATCTAAGGCTAAAGAAGGTGAAGAACCTACAGGTACATTGACAGCAGAGCTACAAGAACTTAGTGATATAGAGAAGTCTCATATAGAAGCATTTAAAGCATTGTTGCCAACACTATTAGGTATGTCTACTAAAGAAGCTACAGAGATCATAGAGGATACTGTAGAAGATACTACTCAGACAGGCAAGAAGAAGAAGAAGAAGAACAAGAAGAAGGCAGACACCAACAGCATTAAAGCTAGAGATGAAAGACTATTTGCCAACATATTTAAACAAGTAGATGAACTGCTGGTTGATGATACTATAGGTAGTAAAGACAGTAAGAGCAGAAAAGCTCTAATCCGTAGGCTACTAAGAGCTATGGTACATCCAGAGGTATTCGTTGGTAAACTAAAAGATGAAGATCAGCAAGAGGTATTAGAGGAGTTACTTCCTGATAGAATTAGTGTGAATGAAGCAGGTACAGCGTATGTCTATAAGTACTTAAACGACAAAGGCAGAGAAGTAGCAACTGAGATGACTAAGTTTGTTATCCTGGCATTCAAGTCAGCAGGTAAAGCTACCATGCTCATGTCCAATAAGATAAGTGAAAGTCTAACTAATATCCTACCTACAGAGGGTACAGATACTAAAGATGTAGTAGCACTATCAGAGATGATTGAAGAGATACAAAAGAGTATTGGTACTATTGTCTTTGACGAGAAGACTATAGAGAAGTACTTGAACAGTAATCCGTATCTATACACAGCATTAGATAAGAACGGACACCTACATAAAGATATCCAAGCATCAGTAATAAAGGGAGCACTAGAAGCAATTAGAAACTACTCTATACAACTAGCTGTAAATCCTCAGGAGTCAATCAAGAATGAAGACCTTAATAATCTAGGGGTTAGTAGAAGTGAATTCATCTCCTATATGTCTAAGGCTATCCAGGATCAGTTAGATTTAGTATTGACAGCAGAAACTATGCAGAAGAATAGAACTACGCTTGAAGGTGTAGTAGAGGAGTATGACTACGCTATTACAAATCCTCTAAAGGGTTATATTGCAGAAAGTATTGCACTAGTAGCAGTAGAGTCTCTGATATCAGATAGTGTAATGTTAGACAAGCACAGCTCTGCTAAAGGTAATGTGACATATATCTACTTTAGACAGAATGCTGACCAAAACGGTATAGATATGCATGTACGAGAAAAAGACATAGCACTTAAGCACCTATACAAAGATCTAGTAGAACAAGAGATAATTGGGAAGGTAGAACAAGAAGGACTAGTACCTGTATCAGATAAGATAAGTTATAGTCAGAAGAGAATAAAGAAAAGTAACGATAAACCTAATGAGCATAGTGCAGAGCAAATAGAACAGATGGAAAGCATCAGTTGGTATCCTACAGAGATGCTAAAGGCTATTACTAAACAAAGTGTATTTGAGCTACTTAACTTATTCAATATGAACATTAAGTCAGTGAACCCTAGTAGACTACTTACTCACACAGATATAAATATCAAAGAGTACTATAAAGCAGTTATAGGTAAAGAGCCAACTCCTTCTATGGATATCTCCGATATGGCAAGTAAGTTACAGGATGCATACAATAATCACATGTCTGAAATTAAGAACATGACTAGAGAGCAGAAAGCTAGTTATGAAGGTAATGTTGGAGAAGTGGTACAGATCATAAAGACTATTCAGGCATTTAGAGATCTAAACAGTCCGGTAGTACATTATGCAGCTAGTGTAGGAGCTAACGGTAGACTATATATGCAAGGACTGGGGTTACTAGAACCTCAATCAGATAAGTTCTTTAGATATATGATGACTACAGAAACTACTACTAGTTCAGTCGTACACCTAGCTGATACTACAAGCAATCTAGCATTGCATGAGTTTAAAGAAAACATCGTTAGTGCGTTACCTAGCAAGTTTTTTTCTAAGAAGTACAATAAGAAAGCTGACTACCGAAATGATAAGGCTAATATAGAGGCATTTGCAGACATCGTAATACCCGATAACGTAGCAAAACTAGTGGATGCATTACTAGATGGAACTATTAGTCCTAAGGACATGAAGGTATTGGGTGGGTTCATTGATATAAAAGACTCATCTATCATTAATGCTATACATGCCTACGGGGAGTACAAGAGAGCACACTCTAATAAGACAGGCTTCTTTGTACACAGTAACACCATAGGAGTAGATGGTAAAGCTTCAGCAGCAGCATTCTTATCTGCTATGGAGGGTAATATAGAAGATACTTGGGAGTTACTACTATCTACTGGTCAACTTACTACTACAGCTAAACAGAAGCTTATAGGCAAGAACCCTAAGCTAGAGCAAGAGATCACAGATGCAGAGACAGTAGCAGACCTATTAGAACTAGGTATTGAGATTAAAGATGGATATGAACTAGCTACACTGAACCTATACAAAGAGTCTCCTGAAATAGTAAGAGCAATAGGTTTACTGTTGGGTAATGAACTAGTTAAAGTAACCAAAGATGAGAATGGTGAAGAGGTAGTGGAACTTACAGTAGCAGGTAGGAACTTCTCCAAAGATCCACTAATGACATACTTGTACGGTAGACAAGAAAGAGCTATTACTACTGGTACAGCTACAGTACTGATAGAGCAAATACAAACTAGAATACACAACTACTTAAACGTATCAAACAAAGCTGATACTACTATGGTAGAAGATCTAGAGGAAGCGTTAGATGTATTATCTACTATGGCAGTATACAACGAAAACCACGTAAGAGGTGTACAGACTAAAGGATTAAACCCTAAGGACATAAAGAGCTTTATTGCAGAGATAGATGCAGGTAGTAAGCATGATGCTAAAGAGATAGAGAACTTCCTAAAGTATAAAGCAACAGCACTAATAGAAGGTATTGTTACAGCTAAGATGTATGACGTTCTAGAAGAGACTAATGCTCCAATGTTGAAGAATAGACAACTACTTAACCATACGGCTAACATGTCTGTAATATTTGGTAAGGTAGTACAACGAATGTTTGCTAACCTAAACATAAATAATGGTATCAACCAAATTAAAGATATACAGACAAAATTGATGGACTCTATTAGAGAAGATTACCTATTTGGTATAGGAGATAGCACATACAACCAAGTACTACATATTAGTGATACTACAGTAAACGAAGAAGCTTCTGGTAACCAAAGACTTATTGTACCTAATACTAAAGAGGGAGGTAGTAAAACTGTATCGGTGTCTAAACCATCGTATGAGCTAGACACTAACCCCGGTGCTGCAGCAGTAAGTAGTATTCACAACATTGATAAGGCTGTAGTGGCACTACTAGTTAAGTATGGATACCTACAAGTATTTGATAACGTAGTGGTAACATCAGGAGATAGATCTGCTGTAGCAGGTATGGCTAACTTAGGCTTTATTGCTGAAGCGTACTTCCCTACAGAGAACCTGTACAAGAAAGCTAGACTGCACATGATCAAGCTATTAAAAGAGTTTGAGCACATGAGTAACAATGACGCAGTAGAGAAAGAGTTTATGTCAGCATTTGCTGTAACCCTTAACAACCTAAAGGAAGATAGAGAAGATAAGACTATGTACATCTTGTTTAACTCCCTACTTAACAGTAAGAAGGTAACAAGCAACAGTAGTACTTTCAGAGATATGATGAAGAGTCTAGTGAAGAAATTAGAGGAGTCTGAAACTGCCTTTGAGACTAATAGAGAAGAGAAGATAAGTAAATTAGATGGTTCTGTTACTCAGTACTCGTCTAGTGGTCCAGTACTTATCAGTGGTAATAGAATAACTGGTATTAAATTAGCGAATGGAGCTATACACCCAGCTAATATAGATCTACTAGGCAAAGATCCTAGAAAACAGATACTAAAACTAGTGGAAGAGGTTGCTAAAGAGTTTGGTTTAGAGAAGACTGTTAAAGAGAAAGAGTTTAAAAGTAAAGATACTAAGACTAAAGTAAGCAAGGCAGTGAAGCCTAGTATGTTTAATGAAGATACTACTGCTGCACATAAAGGCATATTTACAAGAGACTTATTCAGTAAGATAGGTACTAGAAAGCATACAAGCGAAAGTGCATACATTAAGGCTGTTATAGAGGAAATATACAGAAGTGATGAACTAACTACTGAAGGTAAGCAAGAGTTAGTTGGTGAGATAACAGGAAAGACAGTAGAAGCTACTGAAGCACTATTCATGAATGACCAAGTAGAAGATATAAATAATATCCTACAAGAAGCAGTTGAGAGATTAGACCAAGAAGAACGTGTAGAAAAGATTAGAGAAGAAGAAGTAAAAGGTAAGCAGTATAAAACCAGAAATCCTGGTGCTTTGACAGAGACAGAACTAGAGACAGTACTAGACAAGAGAGGTAAGTATTGGGAACTAGATGGAACTATACCTAAGAAGGTTATTGCTCGAATTAAAGAACTAGTAAGAAGTAAGACTCCTTACGTAGTGTTTGACTTAGAGAATACCTTTAAGATGCTAGATCAACATGATACTATCTTACAATTTGGTGGTATGAGATTTACTGAAGGTAAGCCTGATAGCGAACTAAGTACTTTGTACTTTAAGCCTACTTTCTACGAAGAGTTTATGGAAGGGATGAAGAGTAAAAAAGCTAACGCTAAGTATGCAGAAGCGTTTGAATCTGAAGAGTTCTCTAAGCCACTAGATGCATCAACGTCTAATACGAAGACTGAGGAAGATTTAAGTAAGTTCCTATACGAAACCTTGAGTGAACTCACAAACAATGGTAAATACCCTATTGTGGCTTATAACGGATACAACTCAGACTTACCTATCATGCAACAACTAGCTACTAGAACAAATAACGTAAAGTTACAGGCACTATTAGCTAAGATTGAAGTAATTGATCCATATACTGCTGCATACGTACTAAATACTAGCAGAGGTACAGGAACACATACACTAGAAGCTATGGTAGAGACAATGTTACCTGAAGAGAATATGGAAGAGTTCGGTAAGGCTCACACTGCAGAGGCAGATGTGAATATGCTAAATGCTCTACTAGAAGCTATTGCTGATACTAAAGAAGAGACAAAGAAAGAGACAGCAAAAGAGAAGCCAAAACCAGAGAGTAGTGGTTTAGGTGGTATGGACTTGTTTAGTATCGTAGAAGAAGCAATGGAAGAGGAAGGTAAAGGTAACTCCTCAGAAGACGCTAATAAGATAGAAGATGGTATTGAAGAGAGTATTAATGCTATTAAGGCAGAGACAGTAGAAACTATCTTTGAGAGTATGGTAGTTAGAGATGAATTACAAGAAGGAGAAGAGTCCTTTATACGAGGAGTATTTGATGCTATTGTTAAGCCTTTCTATCAGCAAGGTAATGAGACACTACTATTTGAAGTCAAGAGAGATGATGTACTAGAAACAGATGATAAAACATTAGGTACGTATGACCTCAGGTACGAAAGTGATCTACCTGAGCTTATTAAGATAATGCATAAAACAGGAGATGGTAAGACAAAACAATCCTCTTCTGAGGTATTCGTTCATGAGAACATACACATCATTATAGATAAAATCTTTGGTAATCCCATACTCAAAAATAGATTTTCTTATGAGTACTCCCTACTAGAAAGTATTTATGATGATGCTAAGAAACAAGCTACTAACACCTGGTTTAGAGATGAGTCTATGGACAGGTATGATTATGTCTTTAGAGAAGGCTCTAAAGAGAAGAGAATGAAAGAGTTTTATGCTCACATGTTGTCTGACCATGTACTAGCTAAACATGTTAGTGATAATGTAACTAACCCTATACTAAAGGAAGCATCTAGCATAGATACCTCTAACGGTATAATTTCGTTTGTAGAGTCCGTATTCATGAAAGTACTTAACTATTTAATACATGCTGGTGACCACAGAAAGAACCTTAAAGCTGATGCTTTGCTGTTGTCTATGGCATTAGATATGAATGGGTTAGAGAATATGTACAAAAGTAAGATGTACAACAACTTTAGGAGAATGTTAGATAATATTGACGTTATGATGTACTCGTTTAAGTATGGTACAAGAGAGATAGCAAACCACGTTACTGTACTAGATAAGGTAAAACTGATAGCTAACCTAGATCTTAATCCAGAAATGGCACATAAAGTACTCATTAATGATTACAACAGTGATGTCGGTGGTTTCCTCCAAGATATCTTACCAAGTACAGAATACATGAATAAGTACTATGAGTTATCACAAAGAGCTGCTACGTATATCAGTAAGGCTAGAGAGACTAAGATTAGAGATGTAAGTACATTCATACTAGGTGTAGTCAAAGGTGTACCTGCTATTACTGTTCGTAATGATGAAGCGTTACATCATTTTGTACTAAAGTATGATCTACAATCACTATTTAGACTACCTACGTCAGACAACGTAAGAGATACAGATATCAGAGCATTAGGTGTATTACAACAACTAGATAATACAGATGAAGCAATACGCATACTAAGTGAACGTATTAATGCTTCTCCTGCCTTAATAGAGTCTATAAAGAAAGCTGGAGAACACCTATATAACAGAACTAACAATAAAGCTAGTGTTTCTGATATTAATCTACGTACTAGTAATGCATCTGTCCTGGCAGAGTCACATGATGCTTCTTACTACACTGAAGAAATAGATGCACTAATCACGTTATTCGCTATTGGTAGAGATGAGAATTTACAGACCTTCCTAGATGAAGTAGGCAAAGAAGGAAAGTACTTTGACTCTTTCTACAAGACACTAGATATATCTGAAGATGTAGAAGACAGATTTGCTAAGATTAAGGAAGTCAATAGAAAGATAGCCCTTAAAGGAAGTACAACCAAAGTAACTAACGATACCACTAGATTAATTCCGGTCATTATGACTGAAGAGAATATTGCTACAGCTAGGAAACTAGGAAATGAACTAGTGGATAGTGTAACACTAGATGGAATAGATGTTAAAGTAGGTATTTATAAAATAGAAGAGTCTGTACTTTCTAATAGGAATGGTGGTCTAATTGGACTAATCGACTTAGAGATGGAAGGTAGTAAAACACTGATGCAACTCCTCACTGAAGCAGGAGCATCTAAGAATACAGCTAACCGTATGATGAAGAAGCTCCATTTAGGTACTAACATAAAGAGTAGAACATACTTTGCACCAGTGAAGTCAGGTAAAGGTGAAGTAAGAGACTTTGTATTTGTTGTTCCTCCACACCTAGAGAACCAGTACCTAGATATTGATGAAAGAGCTTCTACATCTTTAGCTCACAAGAGAGGATCTTTAGAAGAGTTCTACGCAAGTAAGAAAGAGAACAGTAATTGGCTAACGGTAGCTACAGAAGATGCAGAAGCTAATCTACTAGATAGTCCTAGTGATTTTGTATGGGTAGGTATCGACTCTAGATCGAAAGAACTACAGCTTCACTATAAGACGTTACCTAACTACTTAAAACAGAAGATTAAGAAGTCTCCTATACTATCTAATAATGGTGAGAATGGACTATGGGTTAGAAAAGAAGCATTAACTATGTCTATGGGTACAGAAGGTGGATCGGTAGTTGATCTACTTGAGTCTTATAACATAACCGACAAAACTGTTAGAGACATAGTAAGAAGAGTAGAGAATGGATTAACGAAACTAGCTAAACTATTTAAATTAGATGTTGTTATGAAGAACTTTGTGACTATTGCAGGTAACATTACCTCAAACGTATTACTGGAGATGCTTAAAGGTAGACAAAACTATATTGAAGTATTACAAGTATTCTTTAGGAACATGCGAGAGTTACACAAAATTAACGTAATACAAAGAGATATCTCTGAGACTAGAATTAGACAAAGAGGTACTACTGATCCTGATGAGGTAGATGCTATTGAAGATAAACTAGATAGATTACGAGCTAAGGCTAAGAAGTCCTCTGTCTGGTACATGGTAGAAGAAGGTTTCCATGATAACTTCATTGATGACCTAAACGTAAAAGAGTCACTGTACATGAGTGATACAGATAAGAAGATATACCAGTATGCTGAACGCTTCCCTAAAATGAAGAAAGCATTTGATATTGCTTATGTGAATAAAGGTACTACTCTAAATAAGTGGTTTACTAACGCATTCATCTTAGCTGATGTCGCTGCTCAAATAACATCTGATCAACTAGATAAGAAGTACATAGAACAAGATATTAAGAATGAGTTTAAAGCATACTTTGGTTCTTTAAAGAAACAAGGACTAGCTACTGAGGAGATACGTAATATCAGGTATAAGGCATTCAGACGAGCTAGGTTAGCAACGTATGAGCTTAATAGAAAGAGGATGTTAGGAGAATTAACTATTATGTATTCTGCAGCAACAGGTGGTAAAGTAGCTACATACTTAGATAAGACTATGATTAATCCATTCTATAAATATAAGTTAAGAATTAAGAGGGTGTTATTGAGAAGATTTAAAGAAAAACCTGTAGTTAGTTCACTAGCTGGGTTACTACAAACAGCAGCAGATGGGGTATGGTTCGATTTAGAGTCTGCTCAAGAGTCAGCATTTAAGATATTCTCTGCAGCATCATTTAGTATTGTAGATAATACAGCAGAAGGTATATCTCCAGCATTATACGATTTAATGATGGGTTATGACAGGAACTAGCTTATCCTCTATCGAGGTAGCTAGATATCCCGTATACTATCATCGTTCCTATTATAAACGGAAAGAACAGCAGTTTTACTAGCAGCACAACAGTCATTACTGCTATGCCTATGAATAAGGATAATATTCCTCTCATCGCTATCTCCCGTTTGGCTTACTTACCAAACTTCTTTGTTGGCTTCTTGAATGAAGGCTTAGACTTAGCTGTACTTGCACCTGCTCCTGCAGTACCTTTAGGTCTTTTAGCTTTGATCCAAGCAGTTACTTGCTCTGGTGTCAATCCATCTTCATACTTGATGTTATCAGCGTATTCTTGGTCTTTACCAAACTTAGTACCTAGTTCAACTTCACCTGGATTGTCAGCATCAAGCAATACTTCTGCAGCAGTAGCTTTATCTTCATTACGGTAGAACTTAGTGATCACTGTCTTCTCCATGATGTTGTTGTTCCATACAGAGTACTTATTAGTGATTTTAAGTGTAACTAGTTCTTCAGCTACCTCTTCAAATACCATAACGTCTTTAGGTGCTTTCTTCTTACCGATTGGAAGCTCTGCTTCTACTGGCTCATCAAGACCATCAACATCTAGTACAACTAGCAATTCGTTAAGTGTCTCAAGACCAATCTTGTTCTCAGCTCCACCTTTGTTAGCTACTCTAAGATCTCCATAAATTACTTGATCTTCACCTTGATGATTTACATAGAAGTTAATAACTGCTCCACCATTCTCTGCTTCGTCATAGATAGCTGCTTTAATTGTTACATCTTGATAGATACCTGACTTGTTTAGGAATTTATTTCCTGAACCCTCGAAGTCTTTTACGTCTGCTGAGTTTGTATTTCTTTTGAACATTGTGTTTCCTTTAATTTATTAGAGTCTGAACTCTGTTGTTACTTTACTATTAGCTTCTATAACCATATCTAAATGACTACGTAAACTGTAATAAACCTCATCTTCTTTAAGCTTCTTAGACTTAATTGGATCACCTGTACTCTCGATGTACATCTTCGCAGGAATATCTAGTTTAGATCTTGCCTGTTTCAACATACCCTTAGTGTAAGCTACTAAGTAACTTCCTTCTTGAGCGATTGTTACACTTTCGTCAACAATACTAAAGAAACCACCCTTATCTTTAAACTTACCCTGTCCGAATGCCACATACTCTGTAGCTTCATCTGACTTGTCTTTGATGACATGGTTAAGTAAAACGATGTTGATATCATTAAGTTCTAAATATTCATGTAGAAAGTCTACAAAAACACCTAGTTCCTTATTGATCTCTGCACCTTGACTACCGTATACATTAGGAGTCTTAAGTGCCTTATTGATGACATCCATAGTAATCTGAGATACTGTATCGAAAACTACTGTTTCCGGGTATGTTCCCATCTTAGCTTCAAATGCTTCCATCTTGTCTGTAACACCTTCAATAGCAACTGCTTCTCCGTCTTGCTGGACTTCTCCACCAAACAAAAATAAGTTCATATCATAATACTCTTCTACCAACATGTGTGGCATAGGTAATGTAAAGGCTTTACTGTCTCTAGAAATAACTAGTGTCTTAGTGGGATCTAAAGTAGCTAGTAGTGATGTCTTACCTACTGCTGCTTCTCCATTAAGTAGTATCTTTGCTGCCATTATCTAGCCTCCTATTTTATGTAATGCATGTAGACTATCAATGTAGTCTTCAAATAGCTTAATCTTCTCAGTTTGAATTGCTTTAAGCTGTGTGTCAAGAGCTGCTACTGTCTTCTCTAAGCCAATAACGTAGTTGTCAAGATCTTGTTCTTCTTGTTCTTTAACTTGTTCCATCGTCCCCTCCTTTCATAAGATTGAATTCTTCTTTAAATAACTTACTGCCATAACAGATACAGTTAGATGTTGTATCCTCTAAACCCTCAGGTAAAGCCCATACATAAGAGAACAAACCTTTATGGTCTACTCTCTTTACTGTATAGTTGATTTTCTTACGAGTCCATGTCTGTCCTACTTCTACTGCCATAGTTAGACCTTTAATCTCATATCTCTATATAAGAGATGAACTAGAGATGGATCTTCTTTAGCCATCAAGTAAGTTTCCTTACACATCATCAACAGACTTTCAATAAAGTCTAGATCGTCTTTAGTAATTGACTCTGTAAGTACAGTTACTTCAGGTGGATATGACTTCAACTGCTTACCAGTCTTTTCGCTAATCTCACCAATGATGTTTCTATTGACATACACCAAACGAATACGATCAACCTCATGACCTAGCTTAGTATAAATATAAGCATAGATAAGTAGTTGGTATCTGTATCCCATCGGAATAGCCTTAGGCTTACTCTTTGAATTGTAAGTCTTATAGTCAATGATACAACCATTGTCAAAAGCATCTACACTACCAGCAGTCCAAACACCATCACCTAGATCGTAGGCAATAAAGTCTTCAACTATATTTGGTAGGTTACCTAACACATAATCATTAACTAGTCGTTCAGCCATAGGTTTGTACTGTGATAGTACCTCTATAGGATCTACATCTTCGTTATCTTTATGGTTAAGCACATACTGTGAAATCTGTTCTTTATCAGGAACTTCTCCCTTAGCTACCTTTTCTGCCACATAGTGACATAAAGTACCGATAACACTAGCTGTATTACCCTCGAAGCCACCTTCTTTAAGAATTTGCTCTCTATACCAATAGTGAGGTCTTTCCATAAATCTACTAAAGCTACTTGGAGATATTTTAAATACTCCTTCTGGTAACTTATCCATTCCACCTTGATAATCTAATTCTGTTACTACATGACTCATGTGCTTCCCTTTAAACTTCTCTTTACAAAGTCAGGTACATCTGCATCTTTAGCAGGTTCTCTTCCTTTAATTTTCCGTAGAAACTGATCTGCATCTACACCTTTAGGTATTCTATTAACGATAGTACTTACACCCAAATCGTCAGGAGTAACCTTCTTAGCCATAAGACTTACAACTAGTGTTTCTAGCTCTGGCATGTTCTTCATTGAATTGAAGATACCGATAGCTAGGAATATCATGTCATTGCTATTCTTTACTTCTACTATCGTTACTCCGTCATCTCTAACCTCAAATATGTTATTCATATCTCTTCCTTTAACTTGTATGCAATTTCACCTAACGTAGCTTTGTTAGATAGCTCAACCAAATTACTCCAGTTTCTACCAATCTCTGACTCTGCTGTATTAGGTACTCTCTGATCAACTAGATAATCGACACACATAACCTCAATCAACACATTATTCAACCACTGAATGATCTCAGCATCTTCTTTAACGATAAAGTAGATACTGTCATAGATAGTAGAGATGCACTTAATGTCATCTGTATATCCTGCGTCATCTATTAGTGAATGTAGTTTGTTGATTGTCAGTAGAGTTAAGATACTCCAAAATTGACTGTTAGCATTAAATAGCGTTCTTACTTCCTTACCCACATCACTAGTATAAAGCCTACAGCCTAATCCTAAATGGGTATACCCCTCTAATTTTGCTTCCTCAGTAATGACTTCTCGGAACTCAGTAATTCCAGGAAACATCTCGTTATGGTAAGCATCAAATATACCTTGAGCTACCTCTAACGTACAACCTATTGTATCAGATACTTTCTGAGGATAAGCACCATAAGATAGACCAAATGTTACTGGTTTACCGTCCTGTCTAATCTCTTTAATATTCTTGTTACCTTCAGCAATTAACTTCTTGAGTTCCTTAGAGATCTCCTTGTTATCCATACCTACTATTACAGGTCCTACTAGTTTTTCGATACGATCTCTAAAGTAGTAAGTAGCAGCTAAACTATGTCCATCTAGTCCTTCCTCAAATATTGCTATTTTGTTCACATCTCCAGACAAGTTAGCAATAACTCTATCTTCCAATGCATTATAATCTGCAGTAAGAATTACCCATCCTTTAGGAGCTATGAAACACTCCTTCAGTGGTTTGGCATATATACTAGCTGTAGAAGGCATATTAAGTAGGTTAGGATTACTAGATGTCAGTCTAAATGACTTAGCTCCAAATAGCTTAATGTTTCCATACAAGATACCATCAATGGTATACTTCTTAAAAGAGGCAATGAAGTTGTTGTTAATAATAGCACTGAAACTATGGTCTACAAATAACTGCAGGACTTCTTGAAGTGTTGTCTCTGTCTTATCAATCGTTATCTGTAGCTCCTCTATAGCTTCTCTATTCCAACTAGGTTCACCAGTATCTTTAGAATGTCTAATAGCTGGTATTTTCAACCACTCAAATAGTTCTCTCTTCTGCTTATTACTACCTGGATTAAAAGGAGGTAAGAGTTTCTCATGAGTACCCTCTGTCTTTACTTTCGTATCTACACTCTTATTGTAGACCACTAGTTTTGCTTCAGCCATAGCTAACATACCCCACTTAGCTGTCTCTTCGTTAGTGTCTCCACTTATTATGTCAGCTATTTCTGGATCTTCTAGTAGTACGTTCAATCCCTTAAGGTCTTTAATAGTCCACTTATCTTTACCAGCATGAGGACTACCTATTGCACCTAGATACGCATTTACTACATAGGTTCTTTGTGGGATAGTTCCCTTATAAGGTTTCAAGTAGTAGCTAAGAGGTCTTTTTCTAAGCTCCTGCTCGTCCTTGAAGGCTTTAAACTTCTTAGGATACATAAATGCTTGGAAGTCTTGGATAACCTTGTTATCTGCCAACCTCGCTTCAACATCAGCTAATACATTCTTAACTGTCTTCTCTAGTTCTGCAACCTTAGCTAGGTCTATAGGAATACCATTGTTCATAACTCTTACAACATCGTTAATCAAATGTTTAGATACATTCTTATAGAAGTAATCTAACTCTCCTATAGATGGATCTACTTTAATAGGATGTTCTATTGGCAGTAAATCTATTGGGTTCATGTTATACCTTCTTAAGTTCGTCTAATACTAGCTGTGAGTAACCAATAATGTCAATCCAGTTGTCATCATAATATGGATCACCATTAAGCATACGAGCAATCTTATCAACAATAACTTCTAAGGCTTGTTTCTGTGATGGACTACACTTGTCCCATGAGTCACCTAATCGCATTACTGCTTTAAGTTCCTGACATAGATAAGCATGTTTCTTAAACTCTCCATATCTTTCACCTCTCTCTTCTAGTACCTTATCAATGTGGTTGTGTTCTACATTACGAGCACTTAGTGGATCTTCATTTCTTACAGGTCTATTCATAGCACCTCCTACGTTATGTCTCATTGGATCATCAACATTAGTTAATGTTGGATCGGATATAACTGTCTGTGGGTAATCGTCTAAAGTCATCTTATTCATCTTCGTTCCCTTCTCTTATCATTTTATTTAGCATACTGTATAACATCCTAGTAGCACCACCATCAATAGCACAGTAATACAAGAAGTCTTTATCCTTGAGGTTCTTAACCTCAAAGTCAGTCTCTCCTTTCATACTCCACTTAGGAGGATAGTAGCTACCTACGAGTAACTTTAATCCTGTCCTACTGTGATAGTTGTTACAGTCATTAATTAGTGATTTAGCAAGTTGCTGAGTATCTTCATAGTCCTTAGGAAACCTGCCTGTACGGTGGTGCACAACTTTTAGATCGAAACTAGCATTGTGGATTAGTATCTTCAGGTCAGTATTTACTAACCAGTTAAATACAAATCTCTCCAGCTTTTCATCTACGATAAATATTACACTCTCATTTACATCTAGTCCTAGAATGATATGAGTAGTCTGTACCATAGAAGGGTGAGATAATCCACTAGAATGTTTAATTCTTGTATACTCGTTTTCTTCCTCTATGTTTAGCTCATTGTCCTCTAGGTACTTCTTAGCTATGAGTCTCTGTACTTCTGTATAGATACTCCTAGTTTCTATGTCAAAACTTACCATCTTATGAGATGCTTCTATTTCTTTAATAGCTCTACGGATGCTATAAAGAGTAGCATAAGTCTTGTACTTTACCTTCACTGTTGCTTCCATGTTTGCTCCAATATTGTAGTTCTTCTAGTATTGTATTAGCTAGGTCTTTATCTGTTAAACAGATATCTCTAATTACAGTCTTGACATCATTAGCACCAATACCTGCAGCATGAATACGTTTTAGTACTTCAGCTGTATCAGATAAATCTGCTTCTGACCATTTAATACGTTGAGCCTGTCTGTTATCCATTTCCATCATTTCTCCTTTGTCTCTATTAACCCGTTAAGGGCATCATCGTAAAATGAACCTAAGATATTACTATTAACATACTCAGGACTCACAATAGCACTTACATCGAACAACAACATAGCCTCCAAATAGGTAGCTGTCTGTTTACCACTACATTGATACAAGATCTCTTTAGCAGCAACAACTAGTCCTTCAGTCTCTTTACTAGATCCTTCATACTTAACAAACGGTTTATCAGTAAAGACTTCTTCAAAGAGTTCAGCTTTAGCTTTAACTCCTGCTAATCTAGCTGCTTTCCTAGCTGGTTTGGAAGTAATGATCTTTCCATCATCTCCTCTAAGGATATGTCTAGTTATCATATTTCCATTGTCTCTAGTCTTCGTCTTCAGCACTGGCAACACGGACATACTTCTAACGGTTTTCTTACCGATATACATTCGTCCGTCAGTATAATGAATAACGTAAACGAAGTCAGTACAAAGAGCATCAAGATCGTCATGTCCAAGAATATTTTTACCTTCATAAGTCCACTCCATTACCATCTCCTAATTTGTACAAGAATAGTATTCTCAAATCTTTCTTCATCTAGTGGAAAGTCTACATACTTCTGTATCTTATCCATTAGCTCAATGATGTATTCATTAGTAGCTCCTAAATCTTTAGCGTAGTAAGCTGCTTGTATCATTGCTGAACTAACACCTGTTTCAGTAGGGTGATTAAATGCTTGTTCAAACGTAGACATAGGATTAGCTAGTAATGCCTTCTGTTGTGCTACAGGAATTGCTCTAGCAGTAGGTTTAGCATCTTTCTCAGCTAATGCTCTAACAACTAGTTCTTTAACAGCTAGTGGCTCTCCTGAGACTTCAGAAAGTATCTCTCTTCCTTTATAAGAATAGAATATCTGACTTTGTGCTACTGGATCAATAATAAGTCCTAACTTACTACCTACAATCTTGATAAAATGTTTCCATGTAATACTGTCTACCTTGACAATCATATCCATTTCGACTAACACTCTAAACTTGAATGGGTTATCCGGATCACTAGTTCTAGCAATATGGTGATTAGTACCCTCTAATAATAGGTGTGCTTCTTCATCTGTAATAGTTGATGTATCTACATCCAATACTACGAACTTAGCTCCACTAGCTATATTGTCTTTACCTCTAATTCCACCTTCAGCATCAGGATGTTTATCTTCATCATAGATAGCATCATGCTTCTCTTTGAGTTTGAATGGTGTATAGGCAAAGTCATCTGCCAGTAGGTGCATATAGTCTGCAAACTTGAGAGGATTACCATCTGGATCTGTCTCTACAAAGTTATACCCATATACTGCTGTATGTGCTAACGATTGCTTCAGTGCTGTAATAGCTACCTTACCCTTCTTGTGTTTGATGGCATTCTGAATATCAGTAGTATCTACAGATAGTAGGGATACCCCAACTACTTCAGTACTTACTGTCTTCTCATAACTAAGGATACTTCCCTCTATACTATAAATACCTTCTTTAGAGTAGTCATTAAGTAGTACACATAACTCTTTCAACTTTCCTTCTGCTCCACTAGTTCCTGGAATGAAGTCCATCTTCTTGAGTTCATGCAAACTGATATGAAACTCACCTTTCTTGCTGTTAGCTATACAATAACCATCTAGTATTTCATAGGACTCTTTATCTAGTTCTGTCTCAAATAACTCTAAGTCCGGTGCTAATGTTTCTACTACATTGATAGCTTCTACATAATGAGGTACTTGAATAGTATCACTCTTGTCTATAAGTGCTAAGATACCAGCTAGTTTTAATGCTAACCACTGCTTGTGTTTTCTAGCTAATTGGCTAATAGGCAAGGTATCTGAGATAGTTTCTGAGAACATCTCATTGTAGTTTTTGTATTCTTCAAATACATCATCTACATCAGTACTTACGAATAGTTCTGTGTTGTTAGGCATCCATACTCCCAACTCTTCAAATACTTCATAAATAGTATCGTGGAAACTACCTTCTATAGCTGCCGTCTTATCCCTAGCTGTCTTACGTTCTGCTACCGTCTTAGCCAATACCTTCTTAGGTACTTTCGTTGTATAACTAAACATACATCTTCTAGCTAATTGCTGGTTAAAGAATGACTTAAATTTCTTCTTGTTACCTGCATCCATGAGAATACCTTTCTCTGATCCAAATACTAAGAAGTTAACAGGTAGTCCTACTACTCCTTTGAGTTTAGACTCCATAGACTTGACTGTATCAAATTTCCCTGTACCTAGATCGTAAAGATCTGCTAATACTGTAAATGTCTTGATAAGTTCTTCACCTCTAGTTGCTAGGTCAGAACCTATTTCACTAGATAGTAGTATAGGAGAACCTAACGACTGTTCATTACCTAAGCCGGATATCTCTGCAGATACTCCTGCTACTGTACCAAACTTGAACTCCTGGTCTATCTGAGGATGCATATAAGCATAGTAGTTAGCTTCTTCATCACCATCTGCAATAGCAGCTTGTTTAGCTCTAGATACTAGGTCAGCCTTGATAGTCTTATCTAGTTCTTTATATCCTCCAGCTAGTAACTTATGGATAGTATTTCTAGTTCTATCCTTACTGATACCTGAAGGTGATAGTGAAAAGATGTAAGTATTAGTAGGTACTAATGTCTTCATCTTCTTACTCGTTGAGTTCAATAGAATGTTATTTCTAAAGCTAGATATAAATGCACTAATCTCACTTAGTACAATAGTCAGTGCTAAGTTTCTAGGTACATCTTTAGGTATTGACTTGACCATAATATCTACGATATACGGTAGTTCAGGTTTAAACCCTCCTAAGTCTTCAATATATTTTTTACTGATTAACATATATCCTCCTCTGAATCTTCTTCTGTCAGAAATTCTAGTAAATCCTTATTAGATACTTCTTTCAATAGTTGTTCTATAGAAGTGAAATCTTCAAATAAAACATCTCTAGTTATTTGTTCATATACTTTCTCAAGTATGGCATCTCGTTTCATTTACTTCCCTTTAGTAGTTAGTTCCGTTGCATTCACTAGTGAGTGTTTAGCTCTACTACAAGCAACATAATAAAGCATACAAGCTTCAACAATTTCCTCTGCCTCTAAGTCT